AGAGCCAAGAGAACCACCAGCCGCAGCACTTGACTCTATAGGTCGCATTGCCTGCTCTATTTGGAAATCCATAGAAGGGTCTAAAAAGTCACCTATTGTCTGTGAATACTCAAACTCCCCAGGCATATAAGAAAAATCTCTGCTCTCATATTCTTCATCTGCTTTGCGCCCAGAAGTAATATAGGGGCTTTGCATACTATAGATGTCATCATAGCCAGCCTGGCCTTCTCTCCTGGCTCTTTCATTAGCTTCTCTTTGTTGTCTTGCTATCGCTTCTGCAGCTTCTTTTTGTTGTTCGTTTGCAAGATAATTGCCACCCAACCCAATCCCTGCACCTATTAGGCCTATTGTTCCTATTGCCATTATAAACCACCTACATTTTTATCTGTTTTTAAAATTAAAGTTCCCGATATATTGAAACTTTCTGTAATATGTAATTTTGGTAAAAAGATCTTATCACCGCTAACAAGAGCACCAGCTATCAAAGCCCTAGAGGATTTGTCATAAACATTCAAAAAAGTTTCCTCAAATTGTGCATATTTTTTGTTAACATTTTGTGTACTAAAACTAGCTATTTCTATACTAAAATAGAACCCATCACCAGGGCTAAAATCCCTACCATTTTCAAAGGACATAGATAGCTCTATAGTTGAGCCTTTTTTAGCTAAGACTGTCCTATCTGCCATGTCTAAAGTAGTAGGAGGATTATCAACAGAAATTATCTCTAGTTTATATTCGCTGCTATCCCATTCACCCTTTAAGCCTGTTCCAAGACTAGAAAAGAATTGAATCCAGACCTGGTTTAGTAAGCCTGTGCTATTTAACATGATATCTTTTATAGGGGCCGGACTTAAATTCATGGGTTTGCCAACGTTTCAGAAATTACCCTAGCACCTATTAAAATTACTTTTATCGGGTCTGTTATCCTAACTCTATAAACTCTTTCCCTAGCTCTGCCAAGAAAACGCCAGGAGCTTCGGGATTTATAAGAACCTATACGGCCTATGTTTGTCCAACGCTCACTAGACCAAGTATGCCCGCCGTCGTCTGAGTGCTGCAACATCACCTGGGGTTCTGATCCTTGGCCATTCTGTAAGCCTACTCCGTTTTCCATATCTAGTAAGAATCTTCTGTGTATTACTTCTCTAAGATCATTGTAGTATATTGGGCTTTGGTGCTGTCTTACTATTGGTCTGCTATCCCATTCATCATACTTATTGAGATTTAACCTTAACACCTTAGAAGTTTTGGAGTCGCCTACTACTGTTTTTCCATAAGCATAAGCCGCAAATATAGGCTCATATCTATTAACAATGTTTAGCAAAGGGTCTCTAGTTCCTCTTTCGTGCCACATATCTGTTAATACATCGTAAACAAATGTCTTGTTTATAGCAATAAAAGTTAACACATAGAATACATGTCCATTAGACTGATAGGAGAACCCTATAGCGTCGTCGGTTCTATCCCCAGAGTCATTTAAAAGGTTTTCTATAGCGTGGTTTGATATTCGCCTATGATTGTAGCCATTAGACATAAAGATCTGGTTTGTACCAGCACTAGAAGAACCAAGCCAAAAAACATTATCACTAAAAGAGATAACACTATTTTTTGCGCCACATCCTACATTAGTAGCCGATCCATCTACAAAAGAGTAGGGCAAGTCTGGGTTTGAAGATATACCCCAAACCTCGTAAGATCTCTCACCAAAGAACCAAATTTGATTCTGCCTAGCTACAAAAGAAATAATGTCATCCGCGCTCTGCTCTGCTGTGGCAAAATTTAACTCTGGCCAATCAGTAGAATCATTTAAGGCAGACCAGTAAAATCTGTTTTTTGTGGAATTAGTAGCGCCAACCTCAAAGCCGTTGTTTATAACTACAAACCTTTGATTAAGATATAAGACCTTAGTAGGGTTAGTAAAAGCTAGCGTAGGGGTTGTTATTGCGTTTGTGTCTAAATCAAAAGAATATAAGTTCTGCCCATCGCAAAGGACTAAATACCTTCCATTATCCACCATTGAGACAACACTAGACAAAGTACCAAGGGCTGTACTTCTTACAGTCTCAACACCATTAGAATCTATCTCAACTAGATTAGGTCCATAGACTGCAAAGAGTCTGCTAGTAGCTGTATAGTATAGACCTCTACAGTTCACGTTACTAGGCAGTGAGTCTAAGTTACTAAAAACCTCGGTTCCTTCTGTTCCTATTAAAATAATATTTACCCTAGCCGCACCTTTTGAGTCTTGGCCTACCATCTCTGGGTATAAATTCAAGGTTTGAGAAGCCGATACATTGGACGATCTGTGCTGGTAAGTCTCTGTAATAAATGGAGCCATCGGCATATTAGTAAGAATCCTTATATCCGTCTGCTAGAACATCCCAGGTCAAACCGCCACCCATAGGTAAATTACCATAACCCATAGTAATAGGCTCAACGTTCATTTTTCTAATAGCTTCTAAGTATTTCATAGCCCTAGTTTTTACTAGAACATTGTTACTACCTTGCATATCACAAAGAACCTCAGCAAGACCCCAGGTCAAATAAGAAGCGTAGCCAGATGGTAGCTCTAAGTTTTCATTCAAAGTATAATCTTTAAGTTTTACGCTGTACTGTAGTGTATATTCGTAGTTACTGTTAGGAGTTGGGAAGATCTCTATCCTAGAGCTGGGAAAGTCTGGGTAATAAGCGTAAGCCTGGGGTAAGGTAGATAAATTTTCTGTCTTGTATGAGTTTTGGTAGTCTACCATTCCAATATTATTCAAAGGTCTAAAAGTATTGCCACCAATGATAAAACCAAAATTGTTTATAGTATCGGGTCTGCGTATCTGTATGTCATCACCAACCGCTAGACCTATCGTGTAATCTTTTTGACCGCTTACTAAATTACCTTTGTGTAATTTCTTAGTATAAGGCCAAAGGGAATCTAAATCTAAGGAGTCTATAAGCTGGTTAAATTGGCTAAGTCCTATAGTTATTTCGTTAGCTTCGGGAACCTCTATTAGGTCAATCAATCCCGAAACTCTATAGGCTTCTATAATTAAATCTCTAGCAGTAGTAAGAGCCATTTTTTAAGCCTTTGCTTTTGTCTTAGCTTTTGGTTTCTTTAGTAAGTCTTTCCAGTCTAGGAAAACCTCACCTTTAATCTTTTTAAGTTCTTGCTCATTAGCAACTGAAATGCTTTTAAGTTTAGCAATGTTTTTGCCATCCCAGTTTTGAGCTTTGGGATATACTATCATAGGAAACTTATTAGCTTCTTTGTACTGTTCTTTTTCGTATTCTATAGTGTTCATTTTATCCCTTTTAAAAAGGAGAGAGAAAATCCCCTCTCCTATATTGTAAAACATCTAAGTTACAGGAACCCAGATTTTAGAAGCGTATTCTGGACGTAGAACCGCAGAAGTAGTAAAGACGTCCATACGTGTAATGTCGTCATCTCCTAAGATGTTCCAGCCTTTGTTGATACGCATTGAAATGCCTTCCATTACAGAACGTGCGCCTTTAGCTCCACCCTGGGGTAATTCTAAGTCAGCAGAAGCAATGGTAAAAGCATTTTTATTATATGCTAAGCTTTGTCTATAAGTAGTGTCAGCCAAACCAGCAATAGTAAAAGCAGCACCATTTTGAGGTAGTGCGTCTACGTTTTTGCGTCCGTCTGTAGCATCAGCAAAAAGCGGGTTGATTGTAACAGTAGCAGCACCGCCAGCAGTAGCCGTAACAGTTTCTAAAACAGACATTTGACGCAAGCGTCCTGTATTGTTTTTAGTTTCTACTTGTACACCATTTACAGCCGCGACTGTGATAACAGTACCAGCAGGGATAACCTGTGCATTACTTAGACCAGCAAGTACAAGAGTAGCTCCGCCTTCTAAAGTAGCCGCAGAAAGAGTACCAGATACAGTACCACCATTAGTAATAGTGTCGATTCTGTTTGAACGCATCCAAGTGTTACCATTGGCACGACCTACAAAAGCGTCTTTGTACTGTTCACCGATTGAGTCAGCAGCATTAAAAAGGTTAGAGTTAGCATTAATGTAATCTACTTCGTCAGTAGGGTTTACCATGAAAAAGCGGTCACTAGTTGGACAAGTTTGCTCAGTCATGAAAGAGTTAGCACGTAAAACATCCAAAGAAGATAGAGTACTACTAGCAACTACCAAGTTGTCAACACCTTTTATACAGTTGTTAATCTCTTTTTGCTCCATTTTAGATGCAATAATCTTAGAAGCTGGATCTAGTACGCGGTCAGCGAACATATCCAAGTCTAAAGACATCTCAGCAGAACCAAATTGAAAAGTAGTGTTTAATTGGTCTACGCTTACATCAAATGTAAGGTTTAAAAATTGCTCTATATCGTCTTGAACTACAGCAGTTTTACCAGTATTTACTACAGGCTGTTGTGGTTTACGTATACGGAGGTTAGAACCGATTTTTAGGCCAGATTGTGCAAACTGGTCGTCATATTCTCGGTTTACTGATTTTGCAAAGACTAGTTCATCATGTAATGAAGCTAGGCCACGCGGGGTAATTTTGTCAACGGTTAATAAAGTATTAGCCATGTTTACTTATTCCTTTTTTTTCTCAAATATTCCTGGTAGTATTGGTTTCCAAACTTTTCCGTAGAAGTCTTTGAGGCAATTGAATCCAAGTTAATAGGCCCATCGCGTAGCACTTGTTTAGGTTTAGGTGCTGGCTTTGGTGCCTGGGTTGTAGGTTTTGCAGATCCGTTCCGTCTTCCTTCTTGTATATCGTTTTCCAACTCTATAAAAAATTTAAACTTAGCGTATCCGCTTAAGCCATCCACTCGGTGAGCTTCGTTGGGATTCTTAGCAAAATAATAAAGTAACTCTGGAGCACAATCGGACTCGCCGATCACTTCCGCTACTGATTGAGGTATAGGAACATTAGACGCACCTTGTATTACTTGGTTGTAGTCCTTCGGCAAAGTGTCCTTGACAGTTTCAAGCTTTTGTACAAAATCCTGTTGCGCTCGTTTTTGAGCTTGAATTTTCTGGCCTTGGGCTTGTTGCTGTTGGATTACTTGCGCTTCTCGTTTCTTTTCCCTCAGATCAAAAGCATAATCCATATACTCTTTATCTGTGCTAAAGTCCTCCCTAGAAAGTTCTGGCCCTTCTGGTTGGCTTGGGTTTTCGAGTCTCTCAATCCGTTGCCTTAATGCTTCATTTTCAGACCTAAATAAATCCGCTTCCTTTTCTGCGCTTTTACGCTTAGAGGTTAGCTTATTGATCCGCTTTTGAAACCAAGCTGGTTGGTCGTCCTCGGCGTCTTCCGTTTCGGGCTTGTCTTCCTCTGCTGTAGGTTCTTCGGGTTTCTCTGGTTGAGAGTCCGTTTCTTCTATAGTTTCGGCTTCCGCGCTTTCTGTCTCTGACTCTTGGTTTGTTTCTACACCTTCCAATTCGGTGTCTTCCTGCATCCCAGTTTCTACAACTGGTTCTTGCTCATAGGTTTCAGTTTCCATAGCCCTAAGTACTATCCTTTGTTAAATGACATAGAGTTTAAAGCCCTCTAAGACGGCTATAAGTTCAAATCTCCGCCAGGCGTTGCTGGGTTAGGTATATCTGCAAATTCCACCTCTACCGCTTCGGGTTGGTTTTTAATCACTTCACCAGCTAAAGTAGTCATCTTTTCCACTGCCTTAGCTTTAATACCCTCTAGCTCTCTAAAGTTCTTAGCTTCCTCTTGTAGTCCAGCCTTGGCTAGTTCTACTTGTGCCTTAAGCTCTGCCTGGGCTAGGTCGCTTTCTTCTTGTAGCTTGGTTGTGAGTATTTTAGTTTGATTGTCTCTATCACTAGAAATAATCTCATTGCGTAGCTCGCCTATAACCTGCTGAGCATTTTCAGTAACTTTTTGCAAAGTAGCTTCCAGATCTTGAATCGTTGCTTCTTGCGCTTGTAAGGCCTGCATAGCTTCGGGATCTGGCGCGTTTGCTTCTTCTTCATCTTTAAACTCTGGAGGTAGTGCTTTGTAAAGGCGTTTAGCTATTTCTTTAGAGCCTGGGGCGTCCATGTTCTTAATCATTAGATCAGAAATAATACCGCTTAACTGTGGGTTTCCACTTATTAGTTCGTTGATAGTTGAAATAGCTTCTTTTCTTGCGTTCTCGTAAGCTGGCCCAGCCGATACAGTTACGTCCAAATCATTTACAGATCCAATCAACTCAGAAAGGTTTACATTTTGGTATTGTACCTCTCCATCCTCAGACCTAAAGGCTTCGTTTCTCATAGTGTCGCTAGTTGTCTTAATCATAGCTAGGACAATTCTGCCCGCTTGGTTCATAGACTTTTTGTAATTGTCTAAGTATTGCGCGTTTGTGATTTCTCCCTGGCCATCCCTTAAAAGGATAGCTTTCCCAGATTGCCCCGCAGTCTCTTGACCGCCTAGCTGATTAATAAATACACCAGATTCTAAAGCCATGTCTTGCTGAGCTTGTATCCTCGATTGGACAATCCCGCCAGTATTAGCAACATTAGCCGCTCTTTGTGGTGGTGGCAAAGGTGAGCCGTTTATATCTTTCCCATCGTAAGGAAGTACAGCGTAAGGCTCTGTGTTAGCATTCTCCCAGATTTCCCTATACTTTTCTATCTGGCTATATTCTGCAATATAAGGGGATTTAGGAATTAATGCTACTGTCTCGGCTTCGTTGCTTTTGTAGTAGTTTACCATTCTTTGAGAGTCTTTTACTCTCCTGGTCATACCACCCCAATAGATATCTTCGCCATAAGTCCTTAGCCTGTCACCATATACAGGAACAATAGGGATAAACTTAGAGCCTACTACTGTCTTACTGATAAACTTATTACCTATAAATTCACAACAATAAACTACATCTTTAGCAACTTTACGTTTGCCTACTATCATTTCTTCAAACTCTGGCTTTTTGTCCGTAAAGGAACCATCTTGAAGCCAGTAGCGCATTTTCATTTTTGATTCTTTATAGTAGTAGATCAACTGAGCTACAGAGTCGGGTGGAACATTATAGCTTTCATATATGTTAAAGCCTGATATAGTTCCTCTTATTACTTCGTCGCCGTGTTCTTCGCAAGCTGTGTCTCTATCTATGTAGTTTCTAATAAATCCCCAGTTAATATCTGAGCCGTCTACTTCTTCACCATAAGGATCTAAAAGCACGCTAGTAGGGTCAATGATTGTTTTTATACTTACTTTTTGGTCTAAGTCTTCGTCACTTAAATACTCTGTAGTGATATAGTAGTAGCCAATGCCACCAATTACAGCACATTCAAAAGCGTTCTCATAGGACTCGGAAGCCCTAGACTCGTACTCTATCTGTCTTACTTTGGATTGTATTAGCTCGGTAACGTCTTGGTTATCTGTAGATACATTGATTCCAAAAGGGTTTTTTCTTACAGCGTTTACTACTCTGTTACAAATAGTTAAGGTCTGATTAGATACTAAGTTAGGTCTATTTGCCTGTCTAGCTCCACCAAAACCGCCATTATCGCCCCATTGATTCCCCGCCGTTGTAAACTGTAGGTCGTTCTTTAAGGCTTCATACTGTGTCATCATATGGCCGTCACCCTGTGATAGGCGCTTGGACATTGTGCGTACTGTTTCGTCTAGATCTTCTGGTAAGTCGTCTATATTCATATAAAAATTATAACCATGTTTAAAGGAAATTTAACATTTTTTTTACTATCCATGCCAATTTTTAGGTAAAAAACTAGTTTTATTTAGCTTTTCTTTCTTTTTTGCATCTCTTGAAAAGGTCATACTTAGAGCGTCACCAGCATTAGGAGACTTAATACCCTTGGCTCTCATTTGCTCTTTAGTGAGTAAAGCCTTTTGATTCTTGCCCTTGTAAGTGTATCTAACTCTGCTCAGCTCATCCCATTTAGTTTCGTTAGATAACACCCCTGTAGTAGTTACCCAGTCACGCATTAAATCCCAGGACTCAGCACGTAGGTTTAAATGCTTCTTAGAATCTTTTGCAGAAAAAGCGCCGTTGTATTCGACTACTTCACAAGATGACCGCATGATAGAGTTTAACCGATCATAAACCCCAGCAGACCCAGCCGCATCTACTACGCATATATTCACATCGTATTTTATTAATAACTCCGCTGCCCATTCCGCAACTTCGTCTGTAGTACCAGAGAATAGCGTCTCTCTGCAAATAATCTTATTACCATGCCTTACTACTAATTCTATGTCATCGTCACCAAAGCGGGCAACATCTAGCCCAGCTATTGGCATCTCATTATTAGGCATTATAACTCTGCTTTTAGACTCAGATATCATTCTAGGAGTGATTAAAGTATTATAAGACTGTCCAAGGGGCTTACCTTCCCAGATCCAGTTATATATAGCCATGTCTCCGATTCTTACGCCGTTGTCGTATTCTGCTTTGCGTTCGTCCTCTAGAACCTGGGGAAATTTAGGATTATCGCCCCAGTTCATTTCTACCACTACAGAATCTTTGGGGGGATTTAAAACAAACATATTCCAGGTGTCGTCATCTGTAGCAAATGGGTTGAAACTGATCCAGATCTCAGAACCTGTTTTCCTTATTGTTGGAGTTAATATCTTCCAGGACTCTTTGCTAAGGCTTTCCGCTTCCTCTACCCAGCAAATGTCTATCCCCTCCATTGACTTAATCTTAGAAGTATTAGACTTAATCCCTTCAAATATTATATACCCGCCATTGGTCTTATTTAGAATCTTGGTCTTTGTTATATCGAAAAGTTCCTCTAGTCCGTACCTTTGAATAGTATCTACTAAAAGCTGATAGCTAGAATCCATAATACTTTTTTGGATCTCCCTACAGCAAAGAACCCTAATAGAGTAGTTAGTTAGGTAGTATATAATAGCTTCGGCAAAGCCCCAGGATTTAGCAGAACCGCGCCCACCATGATAGACCTTGTACCTGTGCTTTTCATACAGTGGGTTTAGCTTCTTAGAAATAGGCTCAAAGGTTTTACTTATTATCATCTTCTAAATATGCTGGTCTTCCGTCCATAGCGTGGTGAATTATGGTCCCAGTCTCAAAATCTACAATAGGGTTACAAATACAAATAAATTCATCTGTATAGCTCGACTCTGTTTTATGCTCTATAATGTCGCCTAAAGGTACTAGGTGAGTAGTTTTGTGCTTATTAAGCATCTGCTTTATCTTTAAGTAGTTTTAAGCTCTCGTATTGCTTTTGTAAATAAGCTCTACATTCTGCTAGAAACTCTTCTTTTTCTTTGATCTTAATTTTTAAGCTTTGGCTTTCCATGTTCTTTCCTTTGTTTGTGTTTACTATCTATCTGCAAACTTAACTGTAGCTGTGTACTGGTTAATGTTTACAGTCTCAGGCTCATTAAGCCCTAGCATTTTATTCTGTACTTCTATAGCCTTAATTGCGTTGTTAACCTCTGCTAGCTCTTTGGCCATCTGCTTTAGTTCGTTTAGCTCTTGTACTTGGCTTTCTCTTGTGATGTTTAATTGTTTAGCTGTTTTTTCTTTTAGCTTTTCTATGTACTTTTGTACGTTTAGCTTTGTTAATAGCTGGCTTCCCATAGACCTGGAGCTATTTTTTGAGTACCCAGCGGCTATAGCTGCCTGTGCTCCATTAAAGTTATTGGACACATACGTCTCACAAAATTTCTTTTGTTTTTCAGTTAATTTTTCCATTTTGTACCTCTAAAGAGTGCCGTCAAGGTGTTACCCAGTAGCTAAAATATAAAAAATATATTGCTAAATAGTACAAAAAAAAGACCCTATTTTACTAGAGTCTTTCTGTATTTTTATGTGCATTTGCTGTGACAAATAAAAAGAACCAATAAAAATCAAGAGCTTAACTATTTACTGGTGTACTTAATATATAACTTTTTTTGAGATTTCCTAATAGTTTATAGGGAATATATAAGAGTAATATAATTTTTTTTGTCATTTGGATTAAGTACATAAGAAACGCTAAAATCACCCTTTGAAGCCGATGCACCAAGTTCAATTATTGCAGGCTCTTTAGTTCCGTAATATTCAGATTCAGAAACCACACCGCCAACAAATAAAGTTAGCCCATCTATTTCTTTGGATATCTGCATATAGGTGGAATACTGGCTATCATTGTAAATATTGCTAGCAAGTGTTAAATCTACTAAATAGGAGTAGTTTAAAGTAAGCTCAAAAATATGCGTGTCCATCGTAAACAGCTCGCCACTACTAGGGAAATAGTAGTCTGTAAATGTGATATCTAGCCCACCGATTGAAGTAGACAAAAAGAAGTCATTTTCTACGTTCATACTTTCCACGCTAGAAATTGAATAAGAAGCCCATGCCCCTATATTTAGGCCAAATTTAGAGTATTCTATAGATGGCTGTATTACAGGAGCGTCACCACTTGCAAGCCCTCTCCAAATATATCTAGATGCAATATCTGCATTGACTTCTGCCTGTGAAAAAGCATTTGCTATTAAAATGGTTAAAAGTGTTAGTGTTTTCATTTTTTATTCCTTTGTTATTGGTTTTTATTTCTTTGTTAGGCGTAATTAATACTTTTCTTTAATTGCCTTAATACTCTTTTACAGTGTTCTTTGTCTTCTCCTTCGTTTTGCCATACAAGAAACTCATAAGTGCTTATCATTCCTTCTATGTCTTCAATTCTTAGATTTACTTTTTCGTGTGGGAAACTACGCCTAACATTTTGTATAGTGCATTTATCTTCTTCGTTTATTCCGCTATCAAATCCCATAATATTATCTTTATTAATTTACTTTAGTGTCAACGCACCATACAAGGGGCGTTACCTA